TAATAGCAATAGCAATTCTTCCATTTTGAATTCCATTGAAGGTAAGTTTTTCATTCGGTACAAATGTTCCACTGGTCTCATAGACCGTAATTGCCGTTCCAGCAGAAACTGCATGTCTTAAGAAACCAGTAGCTCCACTGTTATCACCTTTGACAAATGTGGGGATAGATAAAGTATGTGCCTGATTTAATGCAATATCCGTAATTGTTTGAACATCATAAAGAGCAAGGTTCCACTCATTCTCATTTGCATTAGATGTACTGTATGATCCAGACTCTAATTTGAAGTCATATACTCTTGCAACTCCAACTTCATTTCCTGGAAGAGTTTCTGAACTACTTCCAACTCTTTGATCTCTCAAACTTACAAAATAAGTATTACCAAGACCAACTGTAGGTGTTCTATAAACTCTATTCAACCTAAGTGTTGGACCTGTGTTGTAAATTATATTCTGATCTTCAATAGTTCTTGTCGTTCTTGGTTTATTAACATCCAAGTAAATTGCATTTAATGTTTCAATCTCATAACCCTTAACATATGCTTTTCCTGGAGAGATTTTATATAGACTGAGACCATTGCTAGGAGTTACTCCACCTGGAGTAAACTGTCCTGTATTAAAAATACCGCCATTACCAACTCTATCATTTAAAGAATTTAAAACAGTGACATCAAATGGTTTTACATAATAATTTCCAGATTCGTCAAAAGTTCTTCTAGCAAGAGTATCAGTTAAATCATTAAATCCGATACTGCCTCCAAAAATAGTTTTTCTAACTTCAGTTTGAAGAACACCATTGATTACTGTTGCCAATAATATAAAATTATTATCATCAAAATCATCAAGTGCTTTTTTAAATAAACTTACACTAATTCTAAGTCTATCTGCACCTGGAGCTGCATAATTATTAAACCCTTGAGAATTATCATTAAGAGTTTCATCTAAATCTGCATTTACAATTTCTTCATTTACAAATAATCCAATCCTATAACTAGGATTATTTGAATATTGATCTAAAATTAAAGTTTCTCTATCTACAGTTACAAAATTTCCTCTTATAAAATAAACTCCATTATCGATTTGGAAAGAAGAACCAATAGCAGATGCATCAGATTCAATTGTTGATGCTACTGGAGATCCTGCAGCAATAGTAGTGTTTCCAAGCAAACCTGAGGAAATAATTTCATTGCAAGAAATTTGTTCTCCATCTAAAAATGTTTGAGATGAATTGTTTGATGTGCTAGAAGATAGGTAGTTTATATAGAGTGTGAGATTTCCATTCTCAGAATCTTCTGGTTGTAGAATAGAATCGACAAAAGCAGTTACTCCAGACCTTTGCCCAGTTATTTTTGTTCCAATTAACTGATCAGCATATGCAGATACAGGAACCCCTTGAAATGCATTCTCTAATTGAACACAATAATATATTTGGCTATATCCAGTATTTCCTGGAATTACTTTAGCACCTTCTTTGAAAAAATGCTGACCAAATTTTTCAATCTGGTCTTGCAGCATAGACTGAAGACTAGTTAATTCTCTAGCTTGTACGGGATATCCTGGTTTAAATAATACCTTATGATAATCGTTCGTGGAGTCAAAATCGTCAAAGTAGGGAGCTACATTGAGGTTCGTTTGTTGTGGCATAATTCTTTAGAACTGCAAAATAACTTTTATGTCTTCCTTTTGGTTTGACGATCTTGTAATAGATGGTCTGTTGTCAACGTAAATTATATTACCAGAATGTTTTTTAACCTCTGGGTTGGCAACACCACTCGCAAAGGTTTGACCAAGATAGTATGTACGATTATTTATTACCGTAGATATACCTGAGAAGTTTTCATCAATAGTCAAATTTACTCCTGTAGATGGTGTAATTGTTAATGCTCCACCTGTTCCTGGAGATGATGTAAAATCATCTAGATTAAATCCGTATTGAGGTTGAGTCTGAGCAGTTCCTACAGTATTAAATCCGGCAAGAGATCTGTCCTGCCAGTACTTAAGAACTCCAGTGTTTTGATCATAACTTACAACCCTACCAACAGCTGTTGATCCTGTGGATATTGTTTGAGTAAAATACGAATCTGCAGTAAATGTTGCAGTACTATATCCAGATCCAACTAATTTTAATGCTCCAAGAGCACTAGCTTTATCTACAGAGAGAACACTTGAAGATCCAAATTGCTCAGGATTTTCTACAACACCAACTCGGGCAATTTGATTTCCAGTTATAAAATCTGGATTGTTGTTATCATTTTCAATTCTAGAATACATGAGAACATTATATGCTCCCAATTCTCTATATACATCTGCACCATGTCCACCTTGAGGTGACATTATAACATTAAAAGTTGGTCTTGTTGTTCCTGTTGGAACTCCACCTGCTTGTAAATCTACATTTCCATATGTATAATCAGATCCTTGATTTGAAACAGTAACTCCACTTACTTGCTGGTTTCCATCAATAATAATAGTGCATTCTGCCCCTGATCCATCACCTTTAATAGGGACGGATGTATATGTAGAGTTTGCAGTTCCAAGTCCAACACCTTTATTGGTGACAGTTACAATTTTAATTGACCCATTGATTGCATTATCTCTGACTGCAGCATTATCGGTGGAAGTTGCCCAATCTGATGGAACAGGTAGATAATCTGTAGATTCAAATTTAGCAACATCGCTTGGTTTAATACTGAAAAGGTATTTCCAAATATAACCATCACCGCTGGTTCCTGCAGATCTTGGTTCTAAATCTGTAAATGTTGGTTCATCAAGAGATGGTCTTCCGGAAGGATTATCTACATCAAGTCCATTTTGAAGACAAATATAAACTCTAAAATCACTATTCATAACAAAATAATTTGCCAGATATAGTGATGTTGAACCAGAAACTACAGCAGTATTTGATCTACTATAATCATGACGATACATGTCATAACTTGTTCCTGAGGACCAAACAAGTTTGGGTACAACTTGCCTTACATCAGCAGTATTGATTTTTTTCAAGGCCACCATGGTGTCCCAGTAATCATTTTCCTGATCAAAATTGTCTTTAGGTGATGGTGGATCAATATCCCAATCAACCTGATAATCTGCAGGATTAGTCAATCCAATAAAAGAATAATATGAATTGCTGGCATTAGAAACACCAGCAACAAAATTCTTTGCGTTTAATATTCTAATCTGATCAGTTATAATAGCAGCCATTTGACGGACTTTTTTTCTTTATTTATTAGAGATTAAAGATCATAATTTTTAAATTTTAGGAAGTTTGATCTAACGACCATAGTCGCAGTTGAAATTCCAGATCCTTCTGCATAAGAAGAATAAGAATTTTCTTTACTTCTTGCTGCTAAGTCAATTCTTCCCCAACTAAATGATCCAAAGAAGTCTGAGGTTGTAATTCCAGAGGATCCATAGTTGAATTGATTTACCTTGGCAAATACTCTACGCACATAAGTTGAAATTCCAGATATGCTTGTGGAAATTGAAACTGCACTGTTAACTTCATAAACATTATCTGCAAAAACAGTTCCTAGTCCTACTGTACTATCTGAGGCATCCAAAGATAATATAGAAGTTGAACTAGATCCAACATTAGAATTCTTAACAACAAAGTAATCATTTTTACTAATAGAACTAATGGTTAATGCTGTTCCTGCAATATTAGAATCTCTAAGGAAAGAATCGTATGGAATGTGAATATCAAAGATGAGTTGTGTTCCAATTCCAACAGTAGTAGTTCCAAATCCAACAATTACACCATTATCTCCAGAATAAGTATTTACAGATACCTCTTCAGTATTATGTGATGGTGGTGCAATTAAAACAACGGGAACACTAGTATTAGTATATCCAGTTCCAGCATTGGTTATCGTTATACTTGTAACAACTCCTGCAGTAATAGATGATGTTGCTGTCGCTGTCGTTCCAAGTCCAACTGATTGAACTGTACTTCCAATAGTCACTACTGGAGCAGAACTATATCCTGATCCTCCATTAGAAATAGATATTGAGGATATCGTTCCCAATCCAGTAACAATAGCAGTTGCAGCTGCACTTACTTTGGAATCTTGTGCAATAAATTTAATTTTCTTTTGGAATGTTAAATCAGTATCATTCTCATTTTGAGAATCAAATGTTGGTCTCAAATTATCAACATATATTGCTGTAGATCCAACTCCAACAGATTTTGTAATATATGCACTAGGATTAATAACTGGTTCATAAAGTTCTCTATTTTTACCAATAGCAATCTGATCGATAAATATATCTTCAGTCTGTTTGCACCAAACAACTGGTCTTTCTAAAGTAACATCTTTAGTATTTCCAGGTCCAGAATATGAATTGGTTTGAACTATATTTGTAGATTTGATTAGATCCACAACTCTTTCATCTTCATCCAAAGATGATGCTTGTCCAATAGATGCATCATGTTTAATTTGAAGGGTATCACCCTTTTTAACAGTTTCAATTATATTTCTAAAGATTACATCAGTATCTCCTGTTCCCTTATAGAACATAATACTAGCAGAATCACCAACCTTCAATCCTTCAGTAAATGTTACAATACTTCCTCCATTAAAAGTATATCCCTCACCAGGAACTTGAAGTACATTATTAACAAAGATAAGAAGAACATCTTGGACATCAATCTTGGATCCTTTTCCAGAAACAATTGAAATTGAGTTTCCTGCTAGAGACAGTGGGAAATTTTTTCTAGATCCATCAATAAAATCATTAATATCGTCTAAAACTTGCAATTGTCCAATAGACCAACCAGCAAATTTGTCATTAAAAACTTCATCTATGGTAATTTTAAACTCGGAGAAGGATGAAGTTGTTGGTATTCCTGTAGATCCACCAATTGGAACAGTTAATATTTCACCATTTCCAAATCCATATCCAGTATTTTTAATTGTAAAATCAATAACACTTGATCCTTGACCAACAACAATGTCAGCAACAGCACTAGTTCCAACTCCAACAGAACTGGAAGAATATTGTAGAGGAATATTTGAATAACTCAATGGAGCATCAAAGATAACAAATGGTTGATTTGTTGATGTGTATCCAGACCCTGGATTTGTAATCGCTACACTTACAATATTACCACCACTTATAGCAGCAGTTCCGATAAATTCAATGTTTCCAGTTCCAGTACTAGAAGTTCCAACACCAACATTGACTACAGTTTGAATTCCTACTCTATAACCAGAACCACTATTTCCTATACTAATGGATGAGATTGTTCCTAATCCAGAAACAGTAGCAGTTCCTCCAGCAGAAATTAGAGGTTGATATCCAAGACCTGAATCTGAACCTACTGAAACAATAATTCCTCCTTTAGGGAAACTAGAAATACCTACATCGGGACCAAGTGGAACTGTATTAGTTCCTTGGAAAGCAATTGAAGAAATACCTGAAGATTCTTGAATTAAATATCCACCATTCAATCCAGGTGTTTGGAAAATATCATTGACTAAAATGACTGCATTTTCTGTGGAAATTCCAGTAACATTTGAATCATTTTGTTCCAGAGTAAATTCATTTGAAACAGCATTAAATTGACTGGATATATTATCAAAAATATAATTTTTGTGATAAGAATCATTGGAAGTATTTTGTACTCCAGATCTCATAAAACTTCTACCTTGGAAACTAGAACTTGTTGTTATACCAGTCCAATCTCTTTCATCTGGTGGATTTGTAGTAGATCCAATTGGAACATTTCCGAAAGGAGCTTCTACAAAGTTTAGTATATTATCTACAATGTTATAATTACCAGAAATTTTAGTTACAAGAGTTCCTGTCCCATATCCAGATAAGACAGTTCCCAACCAAGGTCTACGAACTCTAATGGTATTTGTACTTCCAATACCTACACCTTCTATCTTCATAATCTCATTACCAATCTGAATAATATCAGATCCAAAGAAAGATGTAATTCCGCTAAATTTAATCACGTTATCAACAGATTGAACTCTATCAGCAAGTACTGTTGTTACTGCTGTAGATACAACAGGAGACTGAATAACATTGTCGATAGCAACAATAACTTTAGCATTTTGATTTGTTGCTATGAATCTATGAGAAGTTCCAATACCAACACTTTCAAGATCTACAACTACTGGTATTGATTTGAGTGCATTTTCCGCACTGGTTGCAATTTTAATTAAATTATCATCAACTTTTACAGCATATAAATTTTCATCTGGAAGGAATGTGGTGTTAGAAGTTCCAACAAAACTTGCTGTCGCAATACCAATTGCAGATGAAGCCGTTCCTACATGATTATATCTAATCTTTTCTCCACTTACAAAGAAATGATTTGGTATTTTGATAGAGTTGGTTGTTACATTTATAACATCACTACTATTACCTAAGAAATATCTTTCAAAGATTTTTTCGTTTTCATGAGTTAGTTCAAATTCTCTCTTAATATCATTATCCGTTCCAAAATATTCTCCAATAGAATCATTAATTGATCCATTTGTAAAAGATATTTGAGATGCTAAATCAACATCCTCATTTACGGATACTGCATTCATGTATACATTAACCACTGTATTAATACTTGCATTTGGAGTAAATACGAGAGATACAGTTCCTGCTGCAGAAACTCTAGATCCAAAAGTTCCAAGACCGGATACAGTTTCAACATTTGCATACTCAGTCATGTAAGTTTCACGACCTTGGGTAGCATCAACATAATCATCAACAACAACTATTTCAGATAACTGAATTGATGAGTTAGTTGTATCAGTGACTTGAACTATAAAATATGCACCATCAAAATTGTCTGGATAATCAGCAACTGTATTGATTCCAGGAGATCCTGATGAAGATATAGTAGTAGTTCTTCCTTCAATTTGAGATCTTCTAAGATTTATTGTGCCAATTCCTGTAAAGGTATTACTAGAAAGTCCGACAACAACTGTGTTTATTGCACCAGTTGTCGCAATACCAACAGCAGTTGGAATAAAATCTACTTTTAAGTTAGTTCCATCAATATATGCATGATATGTTCCAAGACCAGTTTCAGAATACTCTCCAATACTCGTTGATAATCTTCCATACTCTAACAATTCAATGTCGGATCCTTTATGAACAACATTTAATTCAATTGCTTCAAATTCATCATTTCTTGAAATATCTGGATTAATATTAACTAAAACTTTTGCACTTGAATATGTGTGTCCAATTGAAACAATTGTCTTAGTTGTATTTGATGGTATTTCAATACTATCAGTATCAATTAAAACAACTCCACCAAGACTTGTACTGCCTGTTCCAAGTACAACATCATCTAAATTATATGAAAGTGTAGAGACATCATAATCATTAATTGAAGAGTTAACTGGATGGAATTCTAAACGTCCATCAGTTCCAGTAATCGAGAAGTCAAAAGAACCTTGATCATATGCAGTTTCAACTCTAGCATATTGATTCATATATGCTCTAGAATTATCATGAAGAAGATCGACAAGCATCAATTGTCTTTGAGCTACAAATCTCTTATCTCTTATATAAGTAATATATTTTTGGAATCTATTCGATGAGATAGAAAATGTATCAACAATACTAAAATCAGTCGGTCTTGGATTGCTATTAAACTGACCACTCATATCATCAATTGATAAAACTCTATTTCCAATAGATTCAAAATAATCCGTCAAAATTCTATTTGAAAATATAATCTCATTGGAAATAAACTTAGAATTTTGAGATAAATTATTTTCAGTAACTAAATCAAAATCATAGACACAATTCAAACTTGCAAATCCGTCAAGATGATTAACTGCATTAACACTTGTAGTATTTGTTGTAAGTCCAACAGACATCGCATTATCATTTTTTGTTTCTAGTTGATAATCAGAGAATTTTTTAAATCCTAAAGTATGATTGAGACTAGCAACTGAATCTTCCCAAGTAGAGTATGGAACTTTTGATTTTAAAGAATATGAGAAGTTTTGGTAATAAAAACTATCTTGAATTTTTTGAAGGTCATTATTTAAGAATCCAACATCATTTTGCCATCCTTTAATATTTTTTGAAAATGCATCTAAATTCACATAAACATCAAAGCATTCTATAGAAGATGCGATTCCTTGAGTTTTGGAACTAGATCCTTCTATGATCTCTCCAATAACAAATTTTTCAGAAGAAGAAACTCTAAGAATACCAGTTTTACTATTCCAACTATCTACAATTCCTTTTGCCGAGTCAGAAGTTGCAGGTTCTCCTACAACATAATTATTCGTATTCAGTTCTACTGCAAAGGATGGAAAATGTTTCTGAGCAAGAATCTTTCCTGAAGAATTTACAGAATCAAATGTACCTACAATTTCTCCACTAGAAATAAACTCAGACATATCAAACGATACATTTCCAATACCACCAAGATTTTCAGTAGTTGAAGTTACAGTAAATAATTGATAATCATAAGCAGAAGAGTTATATCCCTTACCAGTTGATCCAACACCAACACTTACATTTTCAATTAAAACTTTATCTCCAGCAGTAAATGGGAAAGAATTAACTGTGCTAAATCCTACGGATAAAGTTGCTGTTGCTATTCCCGAAGATGTATATACAATACTATTAATACCAACTCCAGCCCCACTTTCAGTTGGAATAATGGTTGGAGTAACAGCATTCATTCCTTTTGTATTTTCAAGAATTTCTATATTTGATTTTCCTACAGTTACTTTTAAATCAACATCAGAAACAATCTTATTAGTTCTACCGTCAAGAACAACTAGTTTTGGGGGAATTGAAAATCCACGTCCAAAGGAAGTAATACCAATAGAATCAAATGATGCAAGAGAATTAATTTTTATAACTTGTGGTAAAATAGCAGTTGGAGTTAAAGTTTTATCGGATGGATAGTTAAATCCAATATCTTTAAGTGAAATTGATTTTACAGATCCAATACCAGAACCGACTGTTTCGAGTATTGCTCCATTACCAGCACCCGATGTAACCGTGGTTACTCCCGGCAGTGAGTAATAATTTGAACCAGAATTTGTAATTTCAATTTTTGCAATTGGTCCATAAGTATGGGTGCAATCTGTTTCATAGGAAATATCGGAAGATGATCCATAAGATGACTCTTCAGGAACATCTTTAACAGAATATGTAAATGATGTAGTCGTTCCTACAGTAATTGTATGTTTTCCACTGTAACGACTTTCTTTTGTGTTTATTTCATTTCCAGAAATAACTTCACTATCAACGAATACTTTTTCTTTAACTTCTGGAACATTAGTTTCTTTTACAACATTTAAAGTATAATATAAAATCTGTGGAATATCTTTATTGACTGTTAATGTTGCTTTTGCGCCAGAAGTTCCAACTTTACCATTTTTAATCAATTCAAAGTTGGAATTTACTTTAGATGTATTCCAAACTTTAGTTAAATTTTTATCCGAATATAAATTAAATTTAAATGCAGAATAAGTTGTTCCTTGATTGGAGAATGCAAGAGATGGATCTGATAAATCAAATTCAACTGTGGAATCTTTATATAAATCAATTGATGGATTTATAGGATTAATAGTTCCATTAGAAGTACTTGTTATACTAACAATTTCTGGTTTATCTTGGATTGAATTGAAATAAGTATTTGCTAATTTTATTGTATTTCTATCTACATTAACAATATAATATATTTTTTCATTTTCTAATCCTTCAGATGAAGTTACGGCCGTATGAATTATTTTATCACCAGTTTCAAATCCATGATTTGGCAGTGAAATTGTATTTGTAGACGTGTTTACTCCAGCAGTTGCAAATCCAATGGGATTGACTATAATTCTAGAATTATGATCATTATATTTTACTGTTACTATACCAGTGTTTTGTGGGTTAACAGATACAAATACATTATGTGGAGAACTTAATCCATGAGTTGTTGCTGTAGAAACTGTGACTAAATTTCTTTGAACATTACCAGTAATTACATTATAGTTTGTGGTAAAACTGTGGGTATCTCCAGTACCTACTGTCCTAAAGAATAGCGTAGATGAGTCTGTATTTGCTCCTCCAACAAAACTTCCAGTAGTTCCAAGACCAACTCTAATAGTTGCAATTCCAATCAAATCTTCAGTTATTTTCGCAACAAATAAAGTTTGACCATTCGATAATGTTGTTCCAACTCCGACATTAGTTTCATCTTGAACAATAATACCATTTCCGCCCGTTCCTGGAGAATATGTTAATTGATCTCCAGTGTTGAGGTTATGATTTTTGATGAAAATACTCTTAGTCGGAATAAATGCTTGAGTTGCACCAGATCCTGGATTTGCAAAAGAAATTGTTGTTCCTATTCCAACACCAGCAGTGGTTCCAAGTCCAACAGCACTTGCTGGATCAAAATAAATTTGCTTGTTTAGTGAATATGCATAATCAGTTTTAAATCCTGCATTAATTTTAATTTTTCTTGGATCTTCGTAGATGTACTTACCAATGGTGTGAGAGGCACCTGTAGTCCCCTCTACTGCCCTCAAAACTCTAATTCTAGAGGATAGGGCATCTACATTCAATACTTTAACTTTCTCTGTTCCAATACTAAGAATATCATTTTCTCTAATGTTGGGGTAAGTGAAACTTCCATTGACTCTAAAGTAAGTAACAATACCGGTTACTCCATCAGTTCCTATAGCTACACCAGTGCTTCCTACTCCTGCTATAGTTAATCGGTTAGTTTGAATTCCCGCGCTATAAGTTCCTTCAATTTGAGACGATGTTGTGGACAATCCAGAAATTGAAATCGTATCTAAGTTTATAAAATTATGAGGATTATCAGCAAATATTAAATATTCACCCCTTTTCTCTCCAGGATAAAATTCAACATTTTCAATAATACTTGATGCAATACTAATATTACTTACATACTTTCCTTTTACTCTGCTTATTTTTGCAGATACATGATTTCCTCCTGTCCCATCATTATTAAATACCAACTCCTCATTAACTCTGTATTCACTACCACCAGTTGCTATACCAATACTTGAAATTTTTCCTGGAGTAGTTGCTGAAACTGTAGACGTTTGATTGAATTTATTTGGAATGTACAAATATGGATATTCGGAATCTTCTTCAATTAAGTTGAGTGGTTGAGTATTTCTCTTCCATCCATTTGTTTCAACATCATAACCATCTTGATTTGATCCTAATTTGAAATTAAATTCATTAGGAATAGATTGATAGTTCTCTCCTATGATATATGGAAACACTGGTTCTCTATATTTTTCAAAAACTCCTGAAGTTGAAGAGAATTCATTATTAACGGTCATAAAATATGCATATGTTCCTTCTGGATAATCAGGTGTTACGCAAAATCTTCCATTATTAACATCAAGCACAGAATCATCAGAAACTTCATTATGAGTGTAATCTTCTACAAAAAATCCTTCAGGAAAAATTGAAGTTGATGGTCTGCCAGATTTTAAATCTAGTTTATAACCAGACTTCATCGGAGATATTATTCCGCCAGTTTTTGTTTTATATCCATAAGGCCCATAAATTGGATTACCATCATATGCAAATCCAATAATTGGAGAGTGTTCATCTGATAGTTCTTCAACACCATCAATTTTCTTTAAATCAGATTCCGCATAAAGAGTTTCTCCATCCTGACTTACAGAGAAAATAGATTCTCTTAACACTCTTGGGGCATATAAATGGCAGTATTGAAGTCCATTATTACCATCAGATATAATACCATCATCTTTAGAAAAATATGAGGAGTATTTTTGATATAGATTTACTCTCCAAGATTTGATATTTGCCTTAAACTCTGGTAATACTTGAGTAGATCCTGAAGCAATCACATCAATTGATGTATTACCCGAAGAATATCCACCACCAGATTCTATAATATTTACAGATATTAGAGATCCATTCTCTACAATCGGTGTAAGAACACATCCAGAACCATCACCATTAATAATAAGGTCTGGACTTGAAAAATATTTACTACCAGAATTTAAAACAATAACTTGAACAATTCTTCCATTACTTAAAACTGGTTGAACTTGTGCATTAATACCAGAATCTAGTGTTATTTCTGGTTGATAATCTAAATTAATAATATCAGAAGATCCATACCCAACACCAGTATTTTCAAGATGAATTGAAGTTATTTCACCCCTAACAACTGGTTGAATTTTTGCTTCAAAAGTTTCCAATCCTACAGAAGATATTCCAACTTTTCCAATAAGACTTACTGAGATATCTGGATAACTGAATACATGAGTTCCAACTCCAACAGAAGTTATATCAATATACTGCTTTGTTCTATAATAAAATTCTCTATCAGACGCCGCGCCAATCTGAGAAAGGTTGAATGAATTATCATCTACCTTAGTCACATAATATTCAGTATTTGTAGAAAGTCCAGAAGCTATAGTTCCAACATGAGTATACTTTACAGTCTCTCCAGATCTATAATCATGATTTTCAATTTTAATTAAATTTGAAGACGTGCTGATTCCAGATTCGGCAGATGCTGTTCTTTTCTTATTCTCATATCCAGATCCACCATCAACAATATTAATTGAATCAATGATTAATTTTTTACCTACAGATTGTAGAGAGTGCTTACCAATACCATATGATGTCAGATATACTGTATTGATTCCAGAGATAGCATCTCCCTCGGTTTTATGCAATCTAACAGTTACATTATCAATAGTGGAAACAAAATATGATGAGTTAGTAACTATGCCAGCAATTCCACTTTGATCAGATGTTTTATAAATTACCTGTTCTGCATTTTTAAATTTATGATACGTAGAAAATCCAATCCTAGATTGTGCTGATGTTGTACCAATAACAACTTTATTTGATGATACATCTGCAAAGAAATTTGCATTATGGTTAACTGTTTTCATATTAACCTGGCCAATTGCCCCAGATCCATTTCCACCAACAATTTTTAAAGTAGGAGTTTCTTCATAATCAAATCCAGGATCTATAATTTTAATTTCTTCAAAAGATCCAGAAACTGCAACATATCCTGTTGCTCCAGATCCAACGGAGTCTTTAATTATTAAGTCGGGAGCATTTATAACATCAATATTAGTTCCTCTAGCAAGAACTTCAATATTTTCTATTTTACCATATTTAATTACATCTTTTGATTTGTAATTTAAAATTTCTACTCCATTAACTAAAATACCAGTAAAACCAGATTTAGTTTTATTAATGGACCCATCATCAATTGGATTAGAAACTTTTCTAAGTAATTTTTGAGAATTTAATTCTTTTCCGTTAAATTCGTATGGTTTAATTGTACTACCAGATACCGTAGTTTCTTCTGAAAGAGATACAAAATTTGAATTAAGTATATCATTTCTACTTTTTGCAAATCTTACGGTAAATCCATCAATTCTTTTTATGAAATACAATCCGTCATCAAAAAGCCCAACACCTCTTACTTCTCTTGTATCGGAACTTCCCGAATCATTAATATAATTTTCACTAACAGTTTCTGCAGAATAATATACAGTGTCTCCAGTATATAATCCATGCTCTTTTCCTGGACTAATTTCAAACTCACTTCCACTAAAAGTTCCAGAAAAAATAACTTCTCTAGTAGATAAATCTAGTGGTTGTGAATTATAATTTGGAATAGATGGAGATGCAATTAAATAATCGCTATCATTTTTATATACATTACTAACATCAGTTGCATAAGATGAAATATTATTAAAAATGTTGGATACACCTTTTTTAATAATTCTTTTTATTTTATAAGTTGAATTTAAATCTAAAGATCCTTGACCTCGGACAGTAAAGGATTTGTTAGAAATTATATTAAATATATTGGTTTCCTTCTCATTACCTACATTTGTAATAAATTTAGCAGAATCTCCAGACTTGAAACTATGCTCAACATTCAAAGTTATTTTATAAGTATTATCTGAGGAATCCAATAATTCCAATTTACTTACTTTATATAAAGGTGCAACATTATAAAACCACTTATTTGTTTTAAAGTTGTTCTCAGAGCATCCAAGAGTTGAAATATTAATAATTCCACCCTTTATCAAATTACTAGTATTTTCTATCAGTTCAACATCACTTAGAACAGAGTTAACTCTGACTTTAATAATTTCATTCTGATCCAAATTAGATCTACCATATGCAAAAGTATTAATTCCTACAGTGGATGCATCAGATATATTTCCTGTTACGTTTGTGATTCCAAAAAATTGAGTTAGAGATTTTGATGTATACGACACTACTCCTGTGGTGGTATCATCGTAACTGACATATAATTCTCCAGTAGATCCAAATCCAACAGTGGAATCTACATCAATTGATAAAGAATTGGTAGATATACCTCCAATAACTCTAGTAGATGGTTCTACTGCAAATTTACCATATAAAGTTCCATTAACATTAATGTCTCTATTATATCCACCATCAAAACTAATTTTATAAAAAGTTTGCCCATATCCAACTGATATTTTTTCAACATCAGTTATTGGAGAATATGCTTTTTCTATTGCACTATCAAACTTATATGCATCTTGATATAATGTTGCATTTTCTAAATTTGAAGGATCTCCTTCTATTGCCTCTACAACTAAACTATTGACAATTCTGTATTGAGCATCAGAGGGTGCAACTAGAAAATCTCTAGGTTTAATTATTTGTACATTTTCATTATATAATGCTTTAAATAAAATTTCAAAAGATACATCTGTGCCCTTACTTAGATAAAAATCTTTTGACTGTTTTATAAAAAGATTTTGATTTAATTCTGGAGTTAATGATCTATCTTCAAATCCAGGTACTAATTGATGTTTTGTTTTTAATAAAAACTCTTTTAAAAATAAACAACTTAAGTTTTTAATAATAGACTGATCTTTATGATCGTCAGATTCCGTTTCTTTAAATACTACTTCTTCTTTATTCAGTTCACTTCTATATGAAGTGATTCCAACAAATCCTCTAATGCATCCAGTAAAAGAAAACTCAGTTTTTCCAGTATATGTAATTACTTCATCATCTATCTGCAAAAGACCATAAGAATCTGGAAACCCATTGGTTCCAGTTGGTGATGAGACATCAACATTTATAGTTTCCGCATCAAACTCAATATCACCATTCAATACTACAGATTCATTTAAATTTGTAGTTTCATCTAATTTAATATACTTATCAATATTTTGAATCAGATCAATTGGTCCACCTTGATACTCTTGTCCAAGATAATACTGTTTTAAAAATTGAGATATAAGAGGATAATCTTCCTGCACATAAGTGGGAAGCTGGTTAGATACGATAGTATTAAACTGAACTCTAGTTTCTGACATGTTATGATTTTATCTTCTTAGTATGAGATTGAACCCGATGAGGATGATCCAGATGTGGATGTGGATGTTTGTGTTGATGTAGTTGCCTGTCGAGTGGTTACATTGGAAGTAGAAGCAGAAGAACCTCCAACTCCATTTCCAGTTACAATATTTGTATCCGGACCTCCAGAACGGACTAAATTGCCGTTTGAGTAACTGGAAGATACAATATAACTTGATGCAGATGGATCTAATCCAGATGCTATATCATCAACAACAGTTTCAAAATTACTGCTACTTATATCTAGTTGCAAATAAAGATCCTGTAATCCAACAACATCATTTGAAGTTGGAGTTGCTTCAATTTCAATGACTGGCTGACCATCCTTAGTCTTTCCAGCCAAAACATTTATTGGATTTAAAGTAATAGTTCCACTTACATAATTAATTGTTCCAACATTACGTCTTACAATAGTTGGTGATTGTGATCCTACTGATGGTAATGTAAAAAAGAATAAAGATCCTGTCACTCTATTTGTATCAGGTATATCTGATAGATACACATTTGATTGAACTCCAGCAATTCTAAATGCCGAAGTCTTAATGTTATACCCACTCATATTTCTAATATGAAAGGAATTTCCAAAAGAAATTTGATATTCTGCGAAAGTGTCTAAAACAACTCCTAAATCTCTTCTCATTGCCACAGTGGTGATGTTTGAAGTCACTGATTCATGACTATCATCAACCATTTTTAAGAATTTACTATACTTAAATCTTGCGCCATATTTGTTTAACTCAGTTGATTCAGAATATTTTGTTGTATTGTTCTGAACAACAGTGGAAACATATGCAGGCGATGGTGCAAGATTAGTATTATAGTAAATTTTTGTATTTACTTCTAAGTACAAATATTTTAAATCTAAAATTTCTGGTATAATACCTGCAACAGAATACTTTTTCAATTTTGTTTTAATATTCTCTTTTATCAAATTTGGAATAAAATCTCCAAATCTTGGTTTAATACTAATGAATACCTTACCATATTGTGGTGGAACTAATTCTTCTCCACCAAAAACGGAGATTGATTCAGTTTCTGGATAAATTCTTGCTGGAATGATTGTTTCATAATCATTTGCAGTCAATGCTCTATTTTGAGATGCGTAAATTCTTGGAGCAAACTTTTTAATTGATTCTACACCTTCAATAGATTCTCCACCAGATGAAGATATTCCAGTCGATAATTGGGAAATTCCATTTGTTACAGTATATTCTTGAGAATTTCTTACATAAACCAATCTACCAGCAAAAACAAAAGAACTTACTCCATTTGCAGCATCACCATTAGATGTAATATAATCTACACTAATAAAATTATTATCCTCAAGTTTATTTCCAAAAATACCATCACCAAAAATAATCTGATATCTCTCATCATCAACTTCTTGTAGATAGTATACTTTTGAATTTGAATCAATATCAAAAAGACTATCTTGACGACTATATTTTACACTTCTAGATGATTGTT